GTTCGCTAATCTGTGAGTAGTAGCTAGAAGATTGATGTCTGCAACAGCGTCAGAAGTACCAAGTAAGCTTATCTCTGTATTAAGACCAGCAACAATACCAATGTCTGCTTGGTCAGCTGCTACGGCTGTGACATCACTAGCAATACCTGCTACTGTTGTTACTTCTGTGTTAATACCTGCCACTGTATTGATATTAGGTAGGTTAGTAGAAATGAAAGCTTTATTAACTGCGTCAGTGTTAGCTACAGGAGCAGCTACGTTCTTAATAACTTTACTCTGTGCATCCCACTTATCATCTGTGTCAAGTGTAATAGCATCATTTGCTTTATCGTTAGCTTCCTGTGCTGCGTGGAAGACTTGGATGTTAGAATTATCTAGGTCTTCCTCTGTTAGTACTGAGCCAGATGCAAAGTCTATTGCACGTGATGTGAGAGTTGTAGTACGTCTGACTTGTACTAGCGTACCAGACGCAGGTGCAGAGGTCAGAGTTACTTCGGAAGAAGATGGAAAAGTAAGGCCAGTCTCAGCCACACCATCAACTGTTACACTAATTTCACTAGTGTTTGTGTATGTAAAGGGAATACTAAACGTAGTTGTCGAGTTATCCCCTGTATAATTATGATATGAAAAAGCCATTACTTATCCTTATGTTTCGTCAATGTTGTAACTTTAGGTTAGTTAGTTGTAGCGTTAGCTATAGCGTTAAGAAGCTGTCTAGCTCCATATAAAGATGAGAAAGGTATAATACGTAAGAGACTTCTTAATTCATTCTCAGTCAACTCACCTTCTCCTATTGCATCCCATATATCACCTACACCTTTTACTGCACCAACACCTAGTGAAACACCAGCAGGTGTAAGTGCGTTAGTATTACCGTCCATAGCACCAGTTGTTAATTGATATATATACTGAAACATAGAAGCTGCCCCAATTTGACCTAAGGCACCCTGCATAAACCTGTCCATTTCAAACTGTCTCTTAAGGTATTCATCTTGGTCACTTCTACCCATAGAGTTTAGATAAGTTCTAGTAGTATACATCATAGTACCCATTAACGCAGAGAACATAACAATTCGTGCTACTTGTTGAGCATCGCCATTAGCTGCTCTTACACCTAAACGCATAGCTTGTTGTTCCATAGAGGCCATAGGAAAAGAAAGAAACTGAAAGAATGTTTTACCAATCTCACTTCTTAACAATCCATTGACTGAACCGTTATTCATTTCCTGTACTAACTGTGTAGCCTCTCGTCTAGCTGACATAGAGAATACATTTCTAGCTCCATCTAATTCCCATTTATCTATATTTAGAGCATCCAAACTACCATCTTTATTATAAGTAGCGTGTCTGTTTATCATCTTACTAATGTCTACAGCTATATCGTCAGTAATACCTAGCTGTTCTCTTTTTATAGACTTAAAAGGAACCTTGCCTAGTTTAGAAGCAGTTGCCCATTCTACAGCGTAGTTAAGTGTAACACCTCTTCTAAGAATATCTGTTACACCTTGAAGACCTGAGGCTATAGACATAAAAATACGGCCTCTACCTAAGACTTCATCAACCTTAGTTACTTCACCAGCTATTTCTACACCACTAGCTACGTCACCTTCTAACCTACTTTTCATTACTGTAACTTTAGACACCATACCATCGGAGCCTACACCAGTAACCGCCATCATTTCGCGTACTATTTTACTGTCTAATCTGCCATCCTGTGCTTTCTTAACTAACTGTCCAAACATGGGAACAGTCTTTAGTAATGTACTAAAAGAGTACTCAAACAAGACATTAGACACTTCCATTAGTGCTGACATACCTGACATACCCATACTGGTTATGAAAGATAGTTCTCTTACTCTCCTAGTAACTGACAAAGCATCATCAGATAAACCTGATTTGTAAGCTAACTGACCTGTAACAGAATCATACATATATTGTAAAGCTTGTATTTCTTTCTGTCTAGTAGAATCAGCTTGAGTAGTTATCTTACTAAGAATAGTATCAAAGCTAGAACCAACTGCGTTAGTGTTAATACCGTTACGAGCTAAAGCTGTCGCACCGCCTACTTGAAAAACATAACTGTCAAATAAGTTTTCGATGTTCTCTTCTAGTAAGTCTGTAAACTTTAATTCAAAAGGTTTACCATCAGCACCCTTTACTGTAATTACAGTACCTTCGTCTAGTAACATACGGGGTCTAGTTCTTTTATGTCCTTTAGTTTTAGCGTTAGCTGTGAGAGCGTCTAATATGATGTCTATTTCATCATCAGTAAAGTTATCCACTTTCATTAAAGCTCTAAAGTCTTCCACATCAAAGTCACCATTACGTAACTTATTACCTGTCATTCCTGTTTTAGGGTCTACAATATTCTTTATGTATCCATAGGACATTCGTTTAATAAAAGCTTTTACAGCTTCAGGTGTTGAAGATAACTTCTTAGCCGCTAACATTTTAGCTACGTTTCTTTCAAGATTAGGTTGACCTCTACGTATGGCAGTTTCTGCTAACTGTCCCCAAGCATCATTAAGAGTACCATCTACTTTGTCAGGTAATACTTCTGTTCTTAACCTAGTTACATTACCTTTGTTCCACATACGAGGAAGGTAGTTATCAACTCTAGTTGCTATACCTGCTGTAAAACCTGCTGCATTAGCTCCTTCAGCTTCCAAGGCTAATCCATTTATACCCTTTTTATAAACATCAGCAGCTTCCTGAATAACTTTAGGAGCATTAGGGTCTGGAATACGAATTTGTTTTGAAACTAAAACACTAAAGTCAGCCCTAGAGTATGAAGGATTTCTACCTAGAAACTCGTCCCTCAATTTACTTACTGGTACAGCTACTTTGGCACGGTAGGACATTACCAACGTATCACGTTGTTCTAACGCTCCAAAGTTTACAGCTTTAATCTTACCAGTAGAAGGGTCTACTACATTTCCTGTACTATTTAATCCTAGCCCATCTGCTAACCACCTTATTGTATCGTCTTCAGAATCTTTTGCTCTAACAAAAGAAGATAATACTCCACGTATCTTAGCACCACTACCCCTTTGTTTTGGGGTAGCCGCTAGTTCTTCTGGTGTCATCTCTGTAAAGTCTTTACGACTAATACCTGCACTAGCATCTGCAACTTCTTCACTTGTCTTAAAATCGTCCCCATCAAGGGCCATCTGCTTAAACTTCTGTGCTAGTATTTCATCGTCATTAGTCTGTAATAGTTTAGTTTCAAACTCTGAAAGTGTTTCGTTATCTGCTTGTTTACGTAATGCCTTTTGAATGTTAGCACGTTTAGTCATAACCTGACCAAACTTAGTAAAACCAGTGTTAAACGCTGAACCCAAAGCACCAGCTAGTAGAATATCACCACCTGTAATGTCATACTTAACTTGAGAACGTAGTAATTCTAATCCACCTACCTCTAATGCTCCTATACCTGCGGCTGATGCTAAGTATTTACGATTGTCCTTAAACTTACTAAACAACCTACCTATCTTAACAGCCCCTGCTGCAAAAGGAGCAGTAACAGGAGCAGTAACAGGTGACATAAGTGCAGTAGCTTGAGCAGTAGCTAACATAATAGCTGCATCATCTGGTGCAAATACATCAGACACTACCATTGCCCCAAGTCCTTTAAGACCTGCTTGCCCTAGCATGTTATTTACTTCATCAGTCTTTCTAACTTCAGAAGCAATAGCCTGTCCATACTCTATACCGTTCTCTGAGGCAGCATCAAGTACTCTTTTTACAGCAGTCTGATTAGTTAAACCTACTGTAAGGTTATCCACATCCTCTTTAGTAAGGGGTGTAGGTTCTTTTGTGTCTGGCCTATCAAATAAGGATAGAACAGTAGGCACCGTTCCTGCTTCTGCATATCTTTTACCAACCATGTCCCAAAAGCTAGTATCTTTTACTTTAGCTTTTGCCAACAGATTAGCTTTGTTTACCTCTTCCAAGCTAAACTTAGATGTTACAGGTGAAGGAGTAGTCCCACCGAACCCAAGAGATTCTAGTTCTGTCGATACCTTCTGTTCATCCATTATCTTACTTTCCTTTTATAAACCTAGCCATTTGATTAGCTCTGTTAGGTGTTTGATTATGCCAAGTTGTCTTAGTCTTCTTACCGTTCTTTACATTAAACAGCATATGTTTAGAAGCTTCTTCAAGAGCTTTTAGTTGTTTAGTAGAACCAGTAGGTAGGCCAGACGCTTTCTTAATAGCAGTCATAAACTTAGGCCATTCATCTCTTACGTTCTGTCTTCCCAACTGGAAAGCCATACTTGTAATACCTAACTGTGTGCTTTCTGGTAGGCTATCAAAGTTATCTATTTCATTCTGCATGAACTTAGTAATCTTTGACACCTTAAGCTTCATAACAGCCTGTGCTTCTGGCTCTGTTATGTTGTTGACATCTTTAATTAGTGCCTTCTCATCAGCCTCTAGTGAGGGTAAGTAAAAGCCATAACCTACAGATTTGTTCTTACCATCTGGATATGGGTTAGCTTTGAAGTCTTCCTGTACCTGTATAAGATTGGCAGCTTTATCTTCTACAGTATCACCCTGAAGAGGTGTAGTGTCTATAGTACTGTCAATAAAAGTTCTTTCAGATATTTCAGAACTAGGAACCGCTACTTCACTAGGCACAAGCTCAGAAGCTTCTGCTTCTTTATCACTAAGCCCAAGCATATCTAATAGAGAATCAAAGATACTTTCAGAAGCTTCGTCTACAGTATCAGGATTTCCACCCTTGTCAGTAACACTTGCCCTAGCTCTTTCTAATAACTCGTTTCTACTATTTTCCATAAACTCACGTAGACTTCTATCTGCTTTTCTTGCATCACCTGTACCAAACAAACGTGTTTGTAGTTCCAGAGGAGTTACCTCAGTAGTTAAAGTACCTAATGCTTGACTTAGTTCATCTTCGATTTGCTCTTCGATTCCTACTTGTCCTACAGTATCAGCACCTAAGTCCTCATACTGGCTCATGCCCATGTCATCAAGATTAATAGCACCATTAGCTACTTGGTCTTCAAAAGAAGATACATACGAATCTTTTAATATACCCATTTGCTTTACACTAAAGTTCTGTAAGTCAATAAAACCATTAGGCAGTAAGATACTATTTGTTACAGAGCCTGTATCATCTTTAGTAGTAGCAAAGATGTAAGCTATATTAGGATTGTTTTCGTTTGTCCTAACTTCTAACTCAAAATTAGCCATGTCCGTAGCAATATTGACAGGTAGTATACCCTGTTTTCTAGCTTGAACTAAAGCATTAGAGTCCATTATACTACCATCTGACATTACATAGCGAGGTGCTACACCTAAAGCAGCGTGGATATAGTTAGATAATTCTTGGTTCTGCATAATCTGCACAAGACCAGTCTCAATATCTTCTACGGCTGCTCTACCTTTCTTAGAATTTCTAGGTGCATTAATAAGAGAAAACTTACCACTAGGTAGCTTTACTGTTGCGTAGTTTTCTGATACCTTTTTAACAGCTAACTCTAATATCTCCTCATCACTCTTAGTGCCTAATACTTGTTTTAGAATAGGAACAAGCTTTTGAACTTCTGGTGTCATAATATCAAGGTTTATAGCCTCTTCTTTATTAGTAGGAGTAAATAGACCAAACCAATCACTACCGTCTATCTGGTCAGCTATGCTTTCTGTTGTGATACTAGTATCCTTTTTAGTTATATCTAGTTCAGTACTCTGTAGAAAAGCAAAAGCACCTTTAACATCCATAAGACCATTATCTACTAAAGCCTGTGCAGAAGTAAATATAGTATAAGCTTTATCATTTAACTTGTCTTTTAGACTACCATCGTACTTATTGAACTTATCTAGTTGGGTGTACGCTTGTTCTAATTTGTCTGATACTATAGGGTCTGCCATATTCTGAGATGTATTCTCATTTAGACTAAGGGCCGATACTGCTACCTCTGTTGGTACTTCTCCTGTAGTATTATAGAAACCGTAGTACTTTTGATTTAAGGGTTCAATAACAGAAGCTTGTATACTCTGTACTTCTTGTTGTTTCTGTTCTAAAGACTTAGTACTGTCTTGACCTATTTCCTCTATTGTTTGAAAAGCTTTAGCTACTTTTAATGCGTAAATTGCATCAATATTTGTAGCAGTTATAGTGTTATCAGGTTTTGTAGTAAAACCTCCACCAATGTCTACATCTCTATCTTCTACAAGTGGTTGTAAATTACCACTCTCAAAGTAGGATATTGCTGCGTCTTGGTGCCATCCCTCAACTAGTCTTGCTTTCTCAGCAGTTTTATTTCCTTTTGAGGCTGTAGCTTGGTTCTTCTCTACAATTAATCTTTGGTCTTGATGTCTACCAGACCCTAGTATCTTAGACTGTGCGTAAAGAACTACAGGGCTAAAGGGTCTTACTCCTGATTCCTCTGCCGCCCAAGTTGCTAAGTCATCATTTACTTTTCTACGTGTGGCTGCCAAATCACCACCAGCAACAGGGTTAGCTTCTATGTGACTATCTACTAATTTACCTACAGCTTCTAAACTAAGTTGATTAGGTTTACCTTCAGCGTCAAAGGGAGCTAATTGAGTATTAAGGCTATTCAACCCTTGACTAAACTGAGCTTGAATATCTTCTTCTGTCCTAGCTAAAATAGCAGGTCTATACTTAGTAACAATAGCAGTTTCTATAGAAGTTGCCAAGTCTCTAGCTATTGTATCTTTTATTATAGGACTAACATCCCCTAAACTATTTACATAGTTACTTGCAAATTCACCATAATACGCACGTACTTCAGATTCTGGTACGTTCTGTTCAAGTAAAGTACTTGCATTTGCCTTATAATCAGCATCCATAAGAGCATTAGCATTGATTACTTGTAGATTAGCTTGAGCTAATTGGTTCTGTCTAGTGTTGTTTCTTATCTCTTGTTCATCTCTTAGACGGGCAACTCGTTTTTCATCTGCATTTACTTTAATAGCAGGTGTGATTGCAGTTAAGAATTGAGAAAGTTCACTAGGTTGTGACTGAATTTGTTCTGGTCTAACATACGTAGAAACTGGACTAGCTGTGGGGCTAACACCAGTGGGAAGGTTAAGTTCCCTAACTTGTACTCTTTGCTTTGCCATGCTTTTTCCTGTCTATGTTGTAAAGTTCCAGCCACCTGCTGGCATATGAGATAAATTAGCAGATGGTAATACAAAGCTAGAACTACTTTTAGGAGAAGGTGGGCCACCTAACCCAATACTATCTAAAAAGCTACCCTTACCTCTACCTGCTACCTGTCTCTCCATAGAGTAAGCATTAGCAGCCACACCTGCAGCCGCCGCTATAAAGCTAGGTTCTTGTCCTCTAGGTAGTGAGTAAATCTGGTTCATAGCTTCAGCGTCTGCGCCTTGTTTCTCATCTTCTAATTGTTGTAGTATTAATCCAAGCTGGTCATTATATATAGTATCACCACGTAGTTTACGAGCTTCAGTCATGTCTAACTGTTGTTCTACAGAACTGCCAGATACACCAGCTTCTCCTGAGGCAACTACTTGTGACTCTCTTGTTTCTAAAGCTTGAATAGCAAGGTCCATTTTCTGACCTGATATACTCTCAGCTTCTTGTATAGCCCTACGATTAAGGCTTTGTATCTTTAAGTCTCTAGCAGTTACAGCAGCTACCCTGTTTGCTCTGTATCTAGCCTCGTCTTCTGCGGCCTTGTTCTTTGCACCGATGTAGCCCATTACGGACTGCCCGATGCTTAACATGGTCATTGGGTCCATTATCGTATCCTCACAAATTCTAAGAAGGGTTTGTTTCCTACACCCCACGTATCATATCTCTTTATAAATGTGAAGCCGACAAAGCGTAGCCAGTTAATAGCTAGTGTGTAGTCTGCATCCACTGCGTTAGTCAACAGGGGGTATCTGTTATTGATTTCTTTTACCCACTCACGTGAGCCACGTAGGAAGGGTCGCCACACTTTAGTAATAGCAGGTGTCGTAAGTAACCAAGGTATACCTGTCATTTCATCATACCTAGATACTCCATAGATACCTGCTATCTCTTCTGTGTCTGTTACTATAATAGTCCAACACTCATCTGAGTCATCAAACCCCATCTGTAACGCTTCTCTTGTACTACCATGTGATGCCTGTACCTCTTGTGCATCTTCTGGTCTTAAGTTATCTACCAGATAGTCTACATCTTCTTGGGTACTTTTTCTCACATAGCCTTGCATTACATTCTCCTTGAACGTAGAACGAAGAAGCCTTCCCACTCTGCTGATTGGAATGTGCAGGGTAGATGGCTACTACTTTTAAGAGTTACAGTTGTGCTAGTGGACTTACCTAGTACACCAAAGCGGTAAGTACCAGAGTCCACAGCGGCTTGGTTAAGGATGTTGTTAGCACCGCCAACGATACGTCCTGTAAAGCTTCTAGTATATACAGCCCTTCTTAAAGGGGCTACATCTACTTCAAAGAAGCCTGTGTTGTTGTAAACTACTGCATAGTTTCTAAGTTGTAAGTGTCCAGTAGTAATAGGTTTGTTCTGGTCCTTAACTACAGGCTCAGAGAATGTATACTTAAAGGTAAACGGAACACCCGCAAAGACTACCTGACTGTCAGACAGTTTACCTGCTACAGCCGACAAGGGTATGATACCACCTGTCTGGTCTATGTAGATAGCAGAGGCATCAGTGTATGGGAGTGTAGTAGTACCACCTGTCTGTAGCGTTACTCGTCTATCTAGGTGGATAGAGAAGGCACCAGTAGTGTAGGTGGTAGCTGTGTCTACGGATAGGTTAATACGTTCAAGAAATAGCCTACTACCTCTCTTAACTAGGATTGTAATATCAGCCCTGTTAAATGAATAACCTATAACATCTCCACCAAACGTCCAGCGTGACCATGAAGCCTGTAGCTTCTCTCTGCCCTGCCAGTAGTACCTGTACACGTAAAGGGCTGTAGGGTCATTAGTTGTCTGTGCGATAAGCATGTCCTCGTTAGACGAGGCTTGAATGTTCTTTACTTCACCATTAAGATACTCAGGAACGTGTGCTGTAATCTCTGTAGCATCGTTAGTATCAGTGTCAGTGTCTACAAAGTATTCCCACATACCAGACCATGCACCACGCTTAGATGCGAAGTATACATACTTACCTGCTTGTGCTGGCTTGGCTCTGAGACTAGCTTCAAACTCTGTAGTGTTAGAGATGTTGACTGTCTCAGGTGTAAGCACAGGGTCAGCAGTAAGCTTAAACTGTGTAAGGTCTGAGAAGAGGAGTAGACTATCGTTAAAGGGTATAGCGTGTTTAAGTATACTAACCTTATTAGAGGACACTGCCACATCAATGGGGTCACTATCTACAATGGTTAGCACAGACTTACGGAAGAAGTCAAACTCCTCAAACTCACCAGCACGTGAGAAGATTACATTCTCATCTGCCAGTACACCTAGTCTATTTCTATGGAAGAAAATATCAGATAGGGGGTAGCCAATGAAGGATGGGAAGGGGTTAGTATCGTCATCCCCTACTTTCCTGTCTTTATAATCTACAGCTTCAAACCTAAAGTTACCACTACCAAGTTTTATTAGCTTGTGTGGCATAGTAGATTCGTCTAGCTGTGTAAGCGCATCAGGTTCTATTGTTTCTTTCCACACACCCTCGTCAGTAAACTTGACGTAGTAATCATCCTGTGCTTTCTGATTGTCACCTGATACTTTGATTACAAAGTCAGGTCTTCCCTCAGTAGGTAGTTTCTTAAAATCCTGTGTCTCGTCCTTGAATATAAGTAAGTGGTCCCCACCGTGTGAGTCTCCTACTTCTACTTCAAAGTCTGTACTATTAGTAGACCTAATCCATAATACAGAACCGTAACGTGTTATACTTAGTCCTGAGATAGCGGCACTGTTTGTGATGTTATCATAATACGTAGTTTGCACATTACTACTACTAAACCTAGCTAAGTTCTTAGCAATCAAATCTGTTGATGCACCACGCTCTGCGTCCTGTGTGAGTGATGTACTAGACTGTGTACTAGACTTAGTAGCAAATTCAATAGTACCAGTATTACCACCCTTTGTTAATTTAAGTCTGTATGTAGAAGAGTAATCAGCCTGTTTAACATACACTAGTGCTTCTGGATTACGGGTAGAAGCTGTGGCTGTGTCCTTGGCTACTAGAGTATTCTTATTTACAATGAATGTAGAATCAGCAATAGATACAGCGGATAGCTCTTGGCTAGGGTCTGTTAGTCCTGATAGGTAGCTTGCTGCATTATTAGTTACAGTCTTAGATACGCCATCCTTGTCAAAGACCTTAATAGTACCCGCAGTATCTACTACCATAGAGTAGAACTCGTTCTCATCTCTGCGGATAGTATGGACAAAGGCTTTGTCTAGGTTATTAATAACACCTAAGTCAGCTACATAAGTTGTACTAGGACGCTTAGATAGTCCTGACACCACACTAGACAATCCATTCTCCTGTAGCTCTGCCTGTGTGTTAAGACGCAGAGAGGGTGGCTGTTGTGATACACCGTTAATAAGATTAGGAATAGATTGACTGATGAGTGCCATTAGATTGTTCTCCGTCCCTGCCTATCAATTATGCTATATGTGTCATAGTTGTCAAAGATGTTGTGGTCATCTGCTGCCTTGTCAAACTCTTTAAGCTCTGCAAGTGCAAGTGCCTCATCTCTTAATTGGAAATCATGTAATGTATTAGAACCTACTACACGGTCTTGGAAGATACGAGTAGCACGTAGAGTAGTATAACGCTTGGCTACCTCAGGTAAGTCACCAAAGTCTAGCTGTACTGAGACATCTAACTGAGTAGATGCGCCTATGTTAAACGTGTGGTTAGTTCTATCATACATCTTTAAGCCACGCTGGACCAAGTTAGGACTCTCAGCGGCTAGTGTTGCATCTGCTCTAAGGATGTTAGCTGGTAGGATAATCTCACCTGCTGTGTCTTGAGCGAATGTCTTATTTAATTCTGTGTTAAAGTGCCAGCCTGTTGACTGTACTTCTCTGTCTACTGTGTTAAGAATAGTCTCTGCAATCTCTGCCTCAATTAAACCTGAGGATAGACTACTTACTGGTGCTTCGCCAATGGCAGAAAGCATCGTGTTGACTGCATCTAATTGTGTTGTTCCTGCCATACCGTTTACCTTTATGCTTTCCACTTAACCTTGTTGGCCCAATAAGCCGCACTAGACGGACCTCTGGCTATGTTCTTAGCGTGTCTATCTTTAAACGCTTTACGTTGCTTTGCGGATTGGTTAGTCTTAGCACCCTTCTCACCGAACCTAATTATCTTAGGACTTTCCTTAGTACCTACTAGGACAGCGTGGGACTTAGTACCCTTGGGCGAACTCTTAGGTATCCTTAAACCTCTGAAGGTTTCTCCTGCGTGTGTAATACTCATCACTTACTCCAAAGTAAAAAGGGAGTAGCCGTTAAGCTACCCCCTAGATATTTAAGCGTTTGCGTCAAGCAATGCAATACATGATGCAGGACGTAGGACGTTGTGGCCCATTGCGTACTTAGCAACCATGAGTGTACCCTGACGGTTAATCTGATACTCAGACTCCATGCCAAGGTCAAGCAACTTAACAGTAGCAACTGCTTCTGGTGTAAAGACAAAGCCCTTAATCAGTGAGGCTTCTGCAACCATGTCACGACCATCAACAGCGGCTGTTGGCAGGTCATAGTGTGTTGCGCGTCCAGAACCAGCAGTGTTAGCTAGTGGTGCGTTGTCTGATGTCTTACCTTCAGCAGCGTTACCTGTAGTAAAGTTCTGGTAAAGGTTAGAAACGTCAGCATGGTTTGACATAATTACAGGAATACCTGCAATAGCTGGAACCATACCTGAGGCAACAGAACCGTTACCACCAAAGTCTGAGTTCATGTATGTCAGCTTTGAGCCATCTGTTACATCCATCAGTGCATAGTACTGAACTGGTGGTAGTACTACTACTGCGTTTTCTGAAGGAACATTAGCAATGTCCATTGTTCTCTTGGCATCAAAGATAGCTTTAGCAATCTTAGCAGGGTCAAGTAGGTCAGCAGTAGCTGCACCAACAGTGACGTTACCAGTGAAGTCTTCTTCAGTGAAGCCTTTGTAGTCTTGGATAAGACCAGCGGCGGCTGTCGCGTTAGTTGTAAGAGCAGCCTTAACAAGCATACGTGCTACGTTACGGTCAGCTTCGTTAGCTAGTGCAATACCAGCTTCTTTTGAGTAGATTGAACGAACATCGTAGTGGTTGATTGCTTCATCAATGTTAGCAATGAACTGGCTAGAGATGAGCAAGTCATCAATAGTTACAATACGCTCACCTGCACGAATCTGTCCACCAGTAATCTCGTTTCCGGGGGTCAGGTATTCAGCAGTGGCTCGTCCTGTCATTGGGAATGAGGCAGACTTACCTTTAGAAATTGTACGAGTGCGTACTTTGTCGGACAGTACTTTCTTCTCTTCGTATGCTGTGAGAACTTCACCTGCATATAGTTTAAGAAAGAGGTCACGTACGTCACCTGCGTTGTTATTCTGGCCTTGAAAGCTTACGCTATAGGCGGGATTTGAAGCAGCTTGTGCCATTTTTAATTACTCCTTAGTGAGTATAATAGTTGAGTTGAGTACACTCTGTATTACACTACATCCTTTCTCCAAGATTGTCCCTCGCAAGGGGTCAGGGGTAATCGTTTGTCTTGTTTACTTCGTGTTAGGAAGGGTTAGCTTCCTTCTAAATACATAAAAAGGCGAGGACAGCACTACCTGTTTCCTCGACCTGACACCTGCCCGTAGCGACCGTGTATATAACGTCCTAAGGTAGCGAATCTTCTGCACGTATGACGTAACTTCGGTGGTG